CCCTACAGGGGCTCGTAGGGGAACCGTAGGTTCCCTACTTAGTACGCCGACCACTTGTCTTTGTTGAATCCATTGACCCGTGTCAACAAGTCTCGTTTTTCCTTAAACAATTTGACTTTCAAATCCACCACCGCGTCTTCGGGAGTTTTAGGCGTGGTCTTCATCATATATTGGAGTTCGCCAGAAGTCGGGTTCGGTTTCACGCCATAACAGTTGACTCCAAACCGCGTGTTGGGGTTATCGATGTATCCACCGTTGATTCCCGGACGGCCGCAACTGTTGGGGGTCTTGGTTTTCTGTAGCGATTCCCATGTGGCTTTCTGGGTAGGGAAATAGATGGATTGGTTTTCAGACCACCCGTAATTACACCATTCACCGCCTTCGTTGTATGACTTTTCGACCTCGTCGTAGGTGGCCAATCGAGAGTCAAACGCTTTACACACGGCCTGGGCGTCGTCGTAGGTGTATATGTTGTTCGCGATATTAAACACTTGTTTTTTCGGAACAATCACAGACGAAGCAACGGTATTACCCGAAACCGCGGTATTGCCGGAGGCGTCCGTAGGGCGGTCCCACACGTCGCCGAATGACCGATTTAGGGCGTCAGAAATGGATACATTTAGGAAATAACTGAAAAACCCGACAATGAGGACGACCGCGAACAAGAGCCATGCGCCACTCTCGATAATCGAAATAAAAATGGGTTTATTCATGTCCATCGGTATTCCAACCACCAGAACCACGATGTAAAACACGATCAAAAACAGGGCGACGGAAAAGGTCGATACAGGATTGTCAATGTAATCGGTGAACGAAGTGTACATGTCGCGGACAATACTCTCTTTTTCGCTTTCGGATTTGAGATAATAACTGGCGATGAGGAAGACCAGCAGGAAACTCAGCGACAGGAAATCGAAGGTACGCGTAATGGTTATCATGCGACTCTCGGTAGTGCTTGTGCTGCTACTGGTTAAACGAATGATAAACGAGAGTATCAGATAGATGGCTAAAAACCATACGATGATAACAATGTTCGATTTGTTAAATACTTCATAAAACAGGTCGGTTGGGTCTTTTTGGGCGGTTTTTTCTTGTGTATTGTTTGATGATGACATGCCCCGCAATAACTATACTATAATCAGCCATTTTTTTTACGATAAAAGAGACAATAGGCCATCGGAGATACGACGAACGCCGGATTGTCGACTTTCTGGACGGTGGTATCGTCGAAATACATCCATTCGCCCGTATGCCGTTTCGCGAAAGCATTGTAATGTCCGCGGTTGACATCGCCGTCGTGATTACACACCCCGAACAAATCATATACGAACGATTGGGGATTGTATCCGGAAACATATTTAGACAAATCGAGAGTCTCTAATGGAAACCGAATGAAATCCTGGTTCTTGTGTGTTCCATCGGGAGAAAACCGTTTGAGAATCAGAATCAATACTCTCGGAAAACTCCAGAATGCGGTGCGTTTTTGAATGTCTTCGTATGTTTTGGTGTTTTCGTTTAGCCATGCGTTGTCTCCCACCAGACTTTCGGGAGTCGTGAATAAATCCAAACAGTCGTATATGGTCGCGTTCTGGATTCCGGCGGGGATTGGCACGTCCAATAGACAGAACAATTCCGGTTTGACGGAATGCCGAATACTCCCGTCGATGCGCCAAATTTCCGAGACGTAGATACCATAGAACAATTCCATTATTTCGGAATACTCTTTAGCATAGGTTTGACTCAACGTATCATAACATTTCTTCGCGAGTTCGTCGGTCGGATTTGCGGCACTTCCCGATACAACGGCATTCACTCCCCGCGAAATACTCTGATGCATCGCGGTAATCATCAAGAGTAGGAACTCCGACATGTCGTTCTGGGCCCATTCCGTAAACAAAGAATGGCCGGTATCGTGCGCGTATTTGCGTATTTGTGCCACGAACTTGTTGGGCGATACGATTCCGTTATTACTAAACATAACATCGCGCAATTCCTCGTATTCTAATAAAACCACGGTTCCGGGGACGTTGCGTTTAATGTGTGGAGAATATCGCGTTTTTAAATAGATGAGTTCGTAGGTATGGTTTAGGACCTGGACACACGAATTCATAAAACATGTATTTCCTAAATTCGCCAAACCAGTACGTCCATTTTCGGGAGTGTGTGGTGGAATAAACTCCGACATAACAATCAATAGAATACTAACGGTTTTGGCCTTTACACCCTTTGCCGAAAACAATAAAAAACGTAGGGTTTATTGTTTTTGTTTTGTTTTGTTTGTCCGATTTGGACTTGTTTCGGTTTTGTTTGATTTTTGTTTGATTTTTGTTTGATTATGTGTTTGTTTGTATGAATGGATGTTTGTTTTATTTTTTTGTAAAGAATTGGGTTATCGACTGAATCCCGTGTTTATCATTGTGTATTTGTGTCAATACCTTGTCGAACAACAGCGCCTTTACTTTCTGCGACGAGAGTTTTTCTTTCTTTTTCATAAACGTTTCTAAATCGGGATACTCTCGTTCCAACTGAATCAGTTCTTTTTGGTATGTTTTAATCGCGCCCATCTTCCCCTGGTTTCGCCATATTTGGTCCACCGCCAGACTAAACAATTGTAGTAGCGGTTTCATCAGTTGGTTCGTAATATAGTGTGTATAATCCACCGGAAGTTTCGATGACATGATATACTCCGGTGTCTCGATTTTGTCGCCCTGGAGTGCCTTCTTGTCTCCGGTCGCTACAAACACAAACTTAATACGGTCGCCCGGTTTCGGTTTGTTTCCCGGGTCGCGTTTGCCAATGCGGTCGGCCAGCACTTTGTGTGCGATTTGGTTCGGGTTCTTGTAATCACTGCGGAGTGCTTTGGTAATCGTCAGTTTATCCATCGGCACGTGGCCTTGGACCAACTGGTTCAGCGAATGATTTAGGAAATCGATGGAGTTCTGGATGGCGGGTTTTGTATGGTCGGTTATGGTTTTTCCCATCAGGATATTTAGGATTCCGCCATACGTATCTTTCAAATAATCGCACGAATCGCGACGTTTGAGCGAGAGTCCCATGTACTTCAGTTTGCCCTTGTTGGGGTCCGTTTCGTACAACATACCCACATACCGCTTTTTCGACAACAGAATAAACGGCATCAGTGTTTTTTCATAGCTCAATTCCATCGGCGGTTTTAGCCATTGCGTACACAGTTTTGCCGCATCTTGCGCGATTTCGATGGTTATTTCCAGGGCCTTCTTGCCGCGAATCGGTTCGTTGGTGGTTGGGTCTACAAGATTGAAGGTGAAGAATACAGAATCCGTGTTGTGGACAATCATATTCCCCACTCCGGCGGCGAAATGATGATTCTCGGTAGTCAGGTCGTAGACGTAGCCGTCGTATGCGATTTCGCGTATGCTTCGTATGGCGGTTGGGTCGGACTCTATTGGAGGTTGGTATCCCGACGCATACGCTTTCGACGTAATAATACCATATTTGGAAACAGTGGGACTTATCACCAATTCGGCAATGGAAACACTGTGCGCGCATTCTGCAAAAGCAGTCGCTGCCTCCAATTGCGTATCAAACACTCCAGAATACGCCATATTATGGTTTTTCCAATACTCAGATGGTAAGGGACTGTGTAGTAGTGAATCTCCGAATTGTATGTCTTTCGGCGAAATTTCGGTTCCGTCCGGGCGCAACAACGAATGGTCGTCGGTTACATCGACTAATCCGGTGTGTGTCAGTATACGAAACATTTTCTTGTGCGAAGCCAATGCGTGGCGGATAACACGATACAACGGCGTCCATCCTTTTTCGGTCCAGGTTTCTATGCCGGTCAGTTCGCAACATTCTTTTTCCTGTTTTCCTTCTTCGATACAGCGAACCCATCCATTGCCGTATTTATCCGCCAACGTCTCGATTGTACAGATATCCAGCGTTTCACCGCCCACGCGAATATAGACTGGTGTATAGGACGCCACACTGTCCCCGTACACATACTCCGCTCTCGTCAATACCGGGCCATGACTCTCGGTGTTATATTCCATGTCGCCGTAGACTTCTTCGATAATCCGTTTGGCATAAATAATCATCATCCGACCGGTGGCGGTAGTCGATGCCGCCACATCCTTCTCATAAAACGTCGACGTCTTCGCGCCGCACTGACCATACAACGAATTCGCAGTAACCTTGTAACCCAATTGACGTTTGTCCAAGATGTTCTGCATGAAGGGGTCCGTCTCCGTCTTCGCCATTTTGCGTGTATCCGACCGCGCCTTCAGTAATTCCTCCAGAATCGATGGCATAATTCCCTTGCGGTTATCTGGGAACTGCGCCCAGCGGCACACTTTCTTGCCGCATTTGACTTTTTCCGCGCTGGATGTGGGAGTTTTACGCACATACCGGAACGTGTCGAATTCCAAATCGATATAGTCGTATCCAGGCAGATTGTCGTAGGTATATTTGCCGTGCCCGTCGCGCTCGCCCGTTTCGTGAATGAGCCGTCCTTCCAAATCGTATTCTTTGGTCCACACCTTGCTATCGTGCGATAAATTCTGGCTAATCATCGAGGACGGATACAGCGACGAATAATCTACACACGCCACTGGGTTGTCCATATACATCGAACATTTCGGCGGCAACACAATCGCGCCTTCATACCCGTCATTTTCGCCCGTTTTTTCCAGGTCGGGCATGAGAGTGTGTTTCTCGCGGCACTTTTTGGCAACATAACTCGTGAGTTTAATTCCTTGGCCACGAAATACCAAGAAACTGATGGGAACGCTACAAATGCGCGACATCTCCACATAGCCCGTCATAACATCGATTTTATTCATCAAATGGTGGACCAGATTACAATCTTGAATACAGTATTTCGCGACAATCGCGCGGTCGGCCGCACTTCCGCCAGACAACCGGAAAATATCCTGCGGGGTAATATCGTCCTTCGCCATTCCCCACTTGACGTTTTTCGCCGACAACAAATCGCCTTCGTGTCCGTCGATGATGATGACATTGGATAATACGGGATTGCCCTTTTTGTCGGTTTCGCCCGTAGGGTGGTCGCGCAGGATATTGGCCACGCGAAACTTCTTGCCGTTCTGGTAATAATCCGACGTGAATCCGGACAATTCAATATGGATATAATCGCCCACGTGTAATCCCGTCAGGTTCGCGCTGTATAGTGCGGTGGTCGGCTGGTCGTCGTCGGTAATCAGTTCGATTTTGCGGACATCGTCGCTGATGAATTGTCCCGCCACATCGTCGAGTTTATACGAAGACAGATTGAAATCGCGGCGGAAATACGTGTACATATCCACCTGAATACGGCCGGTCATCTTGAAATAACGCAGGTCGTATTCGCCGCTCGCGAGTTGAACGGTGGTATGTTCGATTTCCAAATCGTCAGTTCCTTTCGCACACAATTCGCCTTTTTTCCGGGACAATTCCAGGAATTGATGTTCGCATCCGGTTTCTTGTGCGCGGCGAAAGAGGAACTCGTAATCAAACCCGAATATATTGTAGCCGATAATGATGTCCGGGTTTTCCTCTTGGATGAGTCGGGTCCAGCGAAGCAGCAGGTCGTATTCGGTATCGACCGTCTCGATGACCGCGCCGTCCACTGGATCGCACGAACCCAGGACAATACAATGATTCATGTATGGTTCTTTTTCGCCATATCGCATGAATGTCGACCCAATGAAGGTCGTCTTGTCGCCTTCCAACGCAGGGAACAAACGCGTCAATATTTCGTTCGTGGTTTGGATTTTCTCGTCGCGCGTGTAGGCGTCGGAAATCAACATATCGACCAATGTCTGCGTTTTGTCCACGACCGTTTTCTTGGCTTTTTTATAATAGGTTGCGGCGGCGGGTTCGTCGTCGTTGTCGCTATCATCCCCGTCTCCTCCGCCGCCGGACACGCCTTCGCCCGCTGCTTCTTCCGCCAAACGACTGAATATCGTGTCCAATTTTAGTAGCCGGTTTTCTTCTTTTTTGATTTCCGGGATGGACGTGCGCATAATCCTGCGAATACCTGCGACGATGTCCGATTCGGTAGGCGGTTGTTTGGGATAAACCAAGTCGACGTCGTTGAATACACCGAAACCGAACGCGGACAACACGACGCGCTGTAGCAAGGCTCCCGCCCGATCGCGGTCGATGTGGTCGGCGTGGACCGCAAACACATCCACGATGTTTTGCGATAGGCGTTTGTATGTTTTAATCGGGACAGGGAAATCGCCGTGGCTACTGCTGGCCTCAATATCAAAACTACAAATCTTGTATGGCACGCGGGTTTCTTTCGCGGGAAGCGGCGTGATGTGGGCGACCTTGGCGATATACTCAAACGTACACGTGGTCGTCTTGAACGACGGAATGACGACTTTCGTCGTGGGAATAAACACCCATCCGGAAGGCGAGATGTTTTGGATATGGAAATAGCGGAGCAAGGGTGGAATCGAGGATTCGTATAATTCCAGCGACAATCCTTGGAAATAGAACGGTTTCATCTTGCGCGAACCGTATTTCGGCGGGGCGGTCTCGGTTCCGTCCGCCAACACCACCGCGGGTTCCAGTGTGGGCGTTTCGTACCATAAATTTTTCATTTTGTTCATTGCCGCTACGTTCTTGAAAACGAATTGGATGAATTTGTGTTTTTTACCTGCGGAGAAACCGTAGAGCTTGTGGTAGTCGACCAAGAACGCTTTCTCGATCGAACGGTGATGGTACTGCATTTCGCGTTTGCCCGCAATCACTTTCATGAACAAATCGACTTTGGCCTGCGTCCAGCTGTCGTCCACCTTGACGAAGAAGAACGGACGGTAGTCATCGACGTAGACACAGCACGTTTCGCCCTTCTCGTTGACACCGAACATTTGGATAACGAAATGGCTGGGCGATGAGCGGTATGCGCTGCGTTCGTCGGAATCGTCCGACGAAGAGGAACCGGCATCGGTCTGCTGGTCATAAATGTGAAAATCAATCAAACGGAATGTCTTGCCCACGGCCACAGTACGTTTAGGTGTTTGGTTTGACATTGTTAAGACGTATAGAATAAGAATACGAGTAGGATGATAATATAG